AAGGATGATGAAGAATACATCTCTGGTGACTACGAAGCTGCAACAGACAACTTACACTCCTGGGCATCAAATGCCGTAGGTAGTGCAATAGCTGATTGTTTCAAGCTACTTGATCACGAGAGAGTCATCCTGTTAGATAGTCTGACGGGACACACCTTTCACATGGAAGATGGCCAACATAAACGACAAACCAAAGGTCAACTTATGGGCAGTATCACGAGTTTTCCGGTTCTTTGCATAATAAACGCAGCAATGTGTCGCTGGGTGATGGAAATCACAAGAAACAAACCTTGTCTCTTGAGAGATCTACCACTTCTTATTAACGGCGACGACGTTGCTATGCGGGCAAAGAAAGGAACATACGAGATCTGGTCAAGGGTCACGGCTTTTGTAGGACTAAAGGAATCCATAGGGAAAACCTACGTTTCGAGGGAGTTTGTAGATATAAACTCAACCAGTTTCGTAAGAATTCCAGATTCCGAAGAGGATAAGACACTCTTCGTCACAGACCTGAAAACAGGCATACAAAAGGAACGACACACTAGACTCGTCATGGTGCAATACATCAACATCGGTCTCATAAAAGGACTGAAACGTAGTGGAGCTGCAGGTCTCGGCGACCAAGGCAGCATACACAACAATGTTGGAGCACGCGCACGACAACTCATTAAGTTGACACCAGACAAATTCAAGACTCATGCGATGAAGAGTTTCTTAAGGGAAAATAAAACAACCTTAGAGAAACTTCGAGTGCCATGGTACATTCCAGAATGGTTGGGTGGTGCCGGTCTACCGTCAGGACCCTGGGGAGAACCCTCAGAGATCGACTTAAGACTTGCCCACCTAATACTCATTAACTGGAAACGTGAGAGACCCGTGCAAATTGCACACGAGGAATCGACATGGCAAACGTGGAAACTTGCAGAGAAGGATATACCAACTGTCCAAGTAACTACAGAAGGGCCAAGCACACAGGCATATGACAAAATAATGTCATTAGCTGTGGTGGACCTAATGTTCAACTCGGACATCGATCTTAGTGATCTCCTTCCCGCCTTAGACGAAGTAAACTCGGTGCACAGAGGGCTTAACAAAAATCAGAAGCTATGGTCCCCAAAAGGGAAACAGCTTCCGAAGCCTCTAGACACCTCACTATTAGAGTTCAAACGTCGTTGGACTGCATTCAATTCTACAATCCAACTCCACTCATCGCAATCTGTGGCAAAACAAATTGCCACCTCTTCTCCTCCGACAATACCAGACGAATACTACTATCTGGATTAATTGTCCTCCCTATCCCCGAAACACCTAG